CAGATCATTCCCTCACGCTCACGACACGCACCCCTTTTCAAAGGATGTCCGTGTTTCTTCGTGGTGGCCATCTACTCAGCGGAGTGGAGTCTCTTACGCCAACCACCCACCGCGATACCATCACAGCTCCCATCGTCGAGTCACTCGCCACCCCTCTCCGACGATCTCTTGAGCGATACCCTTGGTCCATCCCCAAGGAGTTCCACCCCTTCCTTCACACCTGCGGCATTGACATCTCTGGCTTTGGCCATGCCGCCCACCCTCACCCCGTCCACAAGACCATCGAAACCCATCTCCTCATGGACGTCTGGCCCAACTATGCCAGAGGTCCCTCCGATGTCATGTTCATTAAGCCAGAGAAGTTCGCCAAGCTCCAGACGAGGCAGGCCAACTTCTCCCACCTTATCAACTACCGACTCGTCCCGAAGGACACGACCCGGTATCCCACCACATCCACTGACCTCCCCGACTGTGAAACCGTTTTCATGCACGACGCTCTCATGTACTACTCGCCCGTACAAATCGCCGATCTCTTCCACCAGTGCCCCCAGCTCCAGAAGCTGTACGCCTCCCTCGTCGTCCCGGCCGAGTCTTCCTTCACGCACCTTTCTCTCCATCCCGAACTTTATCGCTTTCGTTTCCAGGGCGATGACCTCGTGTATGAGCCCGAAGGAAACCCAGCCGCCAACTACACCCAGCCTCGTCGGGCACTCGAGTGGCTCCAAACCACGGGCTTCACGTCTGGCCATGAGTTCTTTACCGTCACTCTGCTCGACTCCTTCGGCCCCGTGCACTCGCTTCTCATCCAGAGAGGCCGCCCCCCCGTCTTCTCGGCTGAGGACTCCGTCTCCTTCCGGGTTCCTGACGCCGTCGCCCTCCCGGCCCCCGCTTCCCTCCACCAAGACCTGCGACATCGTCTCGTCCCTCGGCGAGTTTACGACGCCCTGTTCAACTACGTCCGCGCCGTCAGAACCCTCCGCGTCACCGACCCAGCTGGCTTCGTCCGGACCCAAGTCAGCAAGCCGGAGTACTCGTGGGTCACGTCCTCCGCCTGGGACAACCTCCAGCACTTCGCCTTGCAGACCGCCGCAGTCCGTCCGAACACCTCTCACCCGCTTTTCCAGTCGCCCCTCGCACGTGTCGCGCACTGGCTCAGGACTCACACGTGGGCCCTCTGGTGTTTGGCCTCGCCCGCCGCCTCTCTCACCGCCTGGTTCGCAGCCTCTAGATTCGGCCGCCTCACCGTCCTCCACACCGACCGCTTGCGGCTGTTCGGCTGCGACCTCATCGGCCGTCGATTCTGGCCGATCTTGCCCTTCCAGAGCCCTGAGGCCCGCTTTCTCTGGGAGACCCACCCCGCGTGCAAGCCCTACACCCTCTTCGCGGGATCTGCCTTTGAGTGCCGAGTCCTTGGAGCTCTGGCGCACCGGTGCTCTCCCTCGCCAACTCTTTCCCGCCTCTTCCCAGAAGCCCAGCCCGCACGCTGGGTCGTTTTCGGCTCTCTCGCCCTCGCGGCTGTTCCACTGACAGCCCTCCTTGTCCGCTGGTTCCTGGGCCCCGATTCCCCCCAAGCTCTTCACGACCAGTATCATGCCACTTTCCACCCCGACTCCTGGTCTCTCGACC